TAACTGGGGATGCCGGAAGTACGGGCGTAACTGGTTCGCAAGGGGATACTGGTATAACCGGAGCAGTTGGAAGTACAGGTGTGACTGGCGCAGTTGGTTCTACGGGTGTGACTGGCGCAGTTGGTTCTACCGGTGTGACTGGAGCGGTTGGTTCTACTGGGGTAACGGGAACAGCTGGAAAGATTTCACTTTTGGCAACGGTCACAAGCGCGGATATGAGCGTAGGGACAAAAACAACCCTTCATACTGTGGCAACCGGAAAAAGTTGTGCTGTCACGCACGTTGTTGTCAGAAACGCAAATGGCGCGTTGGCGACTCTGGAAGCATCATTCGGTTTCAATGTTAACGCGGACGATTGGAGTTTTTCAAGAGACTTTATGTCTATTACAACAACAAGCGAAATGATTCTTGTATTCCCAATGGATGGTGCAAAAATCGGTGCTTCAACAAACATTTTTGGCATTAAATGTACAACCCCGCAGGCGGCAACGACGGCGAGTTTCGATGTTATGGGATATGAGTTTTAATCAATAAAATAATAATTTCATAGGGGCAAATCAAATTGCCCCTTGACAAACAAATAGATATGTGGTAGAATCTACGATAGGATTGAGGACAGGTAAGCCCTACGAAGCTGAGGAATATTGCTACTTGACAAAAGTTCAAAGTTATGCTATAATATTCATGCTCAAATGTCGATGAATAAGATGTTCGTTCCTCAATCTTGCTGGTCTTTCCCAGAGCCGATATGGGAGGGTAAAGACGTGAAGGCACAACTACCAGCATAAAGACTGTTTGCAAGTTTCATAGAGTCGTTAAGACCGCCTTGGGTATTCCTGAGGAGCTATGGGAGACTGCGTAGAAACTTGCAACGGGGACTGAAATATGCCCTAAAATGGGATTGTAGCTCAATGTGGGAGAGCAACTCTTTTGCAAAGAGAAGGTTGAAGAATCATAATCTTCCAGTTCCACTAGAAAGTTTCGACTTTCTGAAACAAATGTTTGCCGCTACTTGGTATAGCGGGATATAAGATGCCAAGAAACTAATATTGTCCGCTACGTGGTATGCGGGATACAAGATGCCATGCACAAATCTTAGGGAGTCGGAAACGACTCCCCGATAAAATCAGAAAGGGAAACATGGATATTGGACATTTTTATTTTTTAAAAGACGAATATTTTGAAAGATTTCAAGACCCATATCTTATGCAGAACAAGGAATCTGTTGGTGGGCAGAAACACGGTAGACCCTGTTTTTATTCTTTCTTAGACAATAAAACAAATCTTTTTTGGATGATACCTATTTCTTCTAATATCTCAAAGTTTGAGAAAATTAGAGAGACAAAAATAAAAAAGTATGGTAGATGTGATACTATTTTCTTTGGGAGCATCTTTGGTAAAAATAAGGTTTTTTTGGTGCAGAATATGTGCCCATCAACCTTTGACTATATAGAGTCTGAATATGTTGGGGCAGATAGGACGCACCCCGTGTTGGATGGGGCTTTTGCCAATAGTATAATCGTGTCCGCGAAAAGGGTTCTAAATTTACAAAGAATGGGTGCGAGAATTATTCTTCCAGATGTTCTAAAAATAGAGAAAGAGTTGTTGTCAATAGGCCTTTAGGCTCAGAGGTAAACCGCAGGATTCCAACCCCTGCTTCCCAGTCCCGAACACTGGAAGGCCTGCCTACATTTTGAATTCTAATTCTTTGAGGTGTATCATGACAACTTATGGCACAGAATTTTCAGCAATTAACAGGGCGGTACAACTTAGCGAACGAGAATTTTTGAATGAAATTGTAATTGTTTATCAACGAACCAATGGAGATTTTGGGGTTACGGTAGAAGCAGAATATACCGGGTTAGATGAGAATGTTAGAGGCAAGTATTTAAATGGTCATCTTGCGCCTGCATAAAAGATTATTTTATTGGCGGATGGTTTAGTGGTAAAATATCTAGCTCTAAACTAGAAGTCGGTTGTTCGATTCAACTTCTGCCAGCAATAAAGACTAAACAATAGGAGATCAACATTGGACGAACGATTGTACACAGATTGTCTGAAACATTCGAATCGCTACAATAAAGTAGATGGGTTTTGGGAAGATTTAGCAACGCGGAACGGATATAAAAATGTTGAAAAACTTCGTTCTGAATTTAGGCGAGAAAGAGACCGGAGAGAAAGTTTTGCTCCTCAAAAAACAATTGGGCTGGATTCTCATCATGTGGTTATTTTTGACATTGAGACTCTTCCTCTGCGGGCATATGCTTGGAAAACATGGAAAGAGGATATTGGCCCCGCCCAATTAATTGATGATTGGATTATCTGCTCTTGGGCGGCCAAGGATTTAATGCTGGGAGAAATTCGAAGTCAATGCCTGACTCCAAGAGAAGCGCTAAAGAGAAATGATAAAAGAATTGTTAGCGGACTATGGAAAGAGTTTGACAGTTCATCAATACTAATTGGTCATAATATCAATGAGTTTGATATTCCAAAATCAAATACGCGATTTCTTTATTATGGAATGAAACCCCCGTCCCCGTATCGAACAATCGATACTCTCAGAATTTTGAAGTATAACTTTGCATTCACATATAATCGCTTAAACTATGTCAACGGAGTTCTTGGACTTACAGAAAAAGTTGATAATGAAGGGTTCCCGCTGTGGGCAAAATGTTCCGAGGGGAATTTGAAAGCTCTGAAACTAATGGAGCAATATAACCAAGGGGATATTTTGAGCGAAGAGGAACTTTATCTTGCGGTGAGGGCATGGGATAATCGTCATCCCAATATTGGAATGTTTTATGAAAACAACGCGTCTCGTTGTAAGAATTGCGGGTATGAAGATTTGGTTATTTTGGGACAGCCATATTATACAAATTTGGGCGAATATCAATCGCGACGTTGCAATAATTGTGGTGCAATAAATCGCGTATCAAAAAATTCCACATCAAAAGCAAAAAGGGAAAGTTTGTTGAGATAGTTTCTAGTCGGGCGACCTTGCCAGTCATTAAGTGGGCTTCCATTTATTGTTCTTTCTAATTTTATTAGGATGAGTAACTAGGTGGACTTGCAGTGGCACAGCATCCGGCCCCGCCCGTTTCTGGCATTATTACGGAAGAGATTTCATTGGTATTGAAAAGAATCCCCAATACTTTTCAATAGCAGAGAAAAGAATGAGGATGGTTTTGCGATGACTTATACAGAACACCAGCATTCAGAAAAAGATAATTTTGAGATTGGGACTGTTGAAATAGATATTTCTTATGAGATTATTTTTTGGCAAGAGGGGTGGAAATTCAAAGCATCGACCATGTGCTATGATATCGAAGAAGCAGAAAGAATTTACGCGGATATTGAAAATACTTATGACAGTGTTGTTTTTAGGGAGATTCAAGCGTATCGCATTGTCCAAGAAAATAATTTTTCAAAATCTGTTTAATAAAATGAGAGTTTTATTCTAGGAGGTGTCCAATGGGAATGAGCGATAGAATTTGGGAAGTCTTGGGAAAAACGGCCTATGAAAAGCATGTTGGATTAACCGAAGAACAAAAAGACAGATATTTTAAATTGGATGTTTCAAGCTGGTTGGAACTTCCTACTTCAAGTCGAAATCATTGGAAAAATATTGCTAGGGCGGTTATTAGTAAGCATAGCAATTTAGATGTTGGAGACTTATATTAGGGGTTTTTTATGCCGCACTAATCGGTGCTGTTTTGTAAACAGTTAACCGTAGTAGGAATTGAAAAGGCAGGTTCGAGACCTGTGTGTGGCTTTTTATTTCCGCTCATCCGAGCGGATTTTTTATTTAATAACCTATTTTTAGTGGAGGAACAATTGAACGCAGAAAAAGGGAATCGCTTGGCACGGATTCTGAATCTTGTATCTTTGTTTTGGCTGATGGAAATAATCGCTACATTGTTGATAGGTACAATTTCATTCAATTTTTTAAGACAGGAAACAAACTGGGTTAGAGCAGATATAGAACGTTCTATCGCTACACAAACATTGTCGTCAGTAACGTCGACGGTTCTTGTACTTACTTCTACGGAAACACCCATCCCGACAGTCATATTGGCAATCGAAACTAAATTGCCCGATGTGGGAAACATTGTTCCCAATGAGGATAATAATTCATATAACGGTTATTTTTGGAATAATTATTGGATTCCTGGACTTGCGAGTTTTGACACTCAATTTCTTCGTTTGCCGAGATTGTCCGTTGGTTCTGCTGTAGCATATGCCCCAGAGGTTATGGAGGCAACCGCTGCATTTCGAGGACTTTCTATGGATGGGTTTGTGGGGGCGGTTTCGGCTGAATTTGCATCTGAGATTGGACACTCAGTATGGCTTTTGCGTCCAAATGAGACCATTTGGGAAGGGCCGTTTATTGTGGTAGATTGTTCTCGCAGAAATGATTTATATGGACAAATTATGTTTCAAGATCAGGTGGTTGAGGTGGATTTTGAAACCGCTATTAGGTGGGGGTTAATGCAACGTGGAGGCCCCGGAAACGGACTAGGTAACGCTGGAAGATGGACTGCGTTAATGTGGAGAATGGACGGAGTTTTACTTTCCACCATCAATCCAAACCAACTTGTTGAAAATGAGCCAGTTACAGATTTATCGGAATGGTTTTTGCAGAATATAACTTTTGCGAAACAATCTGAGAATCGTTACTTTATTCGAAACTATGAACCACCCGCAAATGGGGTGGGTCTTCCGAGATGGTTGCTTGGAGATAATTGGGTTACATTTCCATAAGAAAGGATTTTCAAAATGCCAAAAGTTTTGCGGCGTAAAAAGTCGTTAATTAGCGCAGATGGGAAAGTATTTCCCGCTTATTGTCGTAAATGTTGTAAGACTAAATCATCAAAGGAGTTTTATTTAGCGACAGACAAGTTTATTGACCAGAATGGCATTATGTCCGTATGCCGTGAATGTATTGGAGAAATTTATGTTGGTCAATACAACGTGGAACATTCAGTCGAGCGGGCATTGTATAAATGCTGTCGAATTTTGAATGTTCTGTATACGGAATCTGCGGCTCAGGCAACGGTTACACAACTAAAAAATAAAGAGAAATTGGGCGATGACCTAACGGTATTTGGAATTTACAAGGCAAAGTTGCTTTCAACCATGAGGGGTTCGGACAGCATAGATAAGGGTGGGCATGGAGGAGATTTGACTTTTCAGTATGAAAATGCAAGTATGCCGGAAAGAAGTGACCCCGTTGATTTTACCGGTTCGGAATCGGTGATTGAACAATGGGGAGATGGGTTGACCCCAGATGAATACAGATTTTTAGAAAAAACATTGGCCGAATGGGAAAAAAGCTATTCTCATCAAAATAAGGCCGAGCGATTCTTTATGAAACAAATTTGTTTAAAAGAATTAGAGTTAGAAAACGCTAGAAAAGAAGGAAAAAGTCCAGACAGCATCCTGAAGTCCATGCAAGAACTTTTGAAAAATGGTGCGCTTACCCCCGCTCAACAAACAGCGGCAAGTTCAGGAAAAGGCGTTGAAACTTGGGGAATGTTTATAAAAAACATCGAAGAAACAACCCCCGCGGAATACTATAAGAACAAGGAAATGTTCCGAGATTTTGAGGGGATTGAAGAATATATTGCAAGATTTATTACTCGCCCCTTAAAAAACTTCGTTACTGGCTCACGCGATTTTAATATATCCGAAGAGGATGGCACGGAATACGATGAACCGAACTTGGAGGTATTTGATGAACCAGAAACGGGGAAGACCGAACAGACCATTTCAGGATGATTTTCGCAAAGACTCTAAAACAAAAAATGTTTTTAGAAAACGAAAAGACATGGTTCTTGCAAATGACATAGAAACGCAAAAAAGAGAAAATATTATCGCTTGGAACACCTTGTTTCGTAGAAATGTCGGACTGTTTATTGAAATGTATATGGGAATAAAACTTTTTCCCTATCAAAAAATTTGGCTATATTTAATGTCTGTGTCGGATGTGTTTACGAGTGTTTGCTCGCGCGCAAGCGCGAAATCGTTTTTGTGCGCTGCATACAGTATTGCCCGATGCATACTTTATCCGGGGAGTTTGGTGGTTATCGGAAGTTCAACAATTAAACAGGCTGGGCTTATTTTAAGCTCCAAGGTTCAACAAATGAGAAACGATTCTCCCATTCTTGAAAGAGAGATTATTTCTCTTACTGCGAATCTGAATAATTACGAAGCCATTTTTGCGAACGGAAGCATTATGAGGGTTGTTGCTGCCAACGAGGGCGGAAAAGGAAATCGAGCAACCACGCTTATTTTAGATGAATTCCGTCTTTTGAAAAAAGAGATTGTAGATACGGTTTTTATTCCTTTTCTCTATGTCAGACCCGCCAAATTTAAAGATAACCCAGAATACTCCGATTATCCCGACGAGGAGCCTAAAAAAATTAGTCTCAGTTCTTGCGGGTTCAAATCAGAGTGGTGGTGGCTAGACTGTGTATCCACAATAAAGATGATGCTAGAAGGAAAAAGCGCCGGGTTTTTTGCCACTGATTATTTGATTACGGTTTTTCATAAAATAAAAACCAGAAAACAAATAGAAGCAGAAAGGGAACAAGCAGACCCAATCTCGTTTAGTTTGGAGAATGAGAATATTCCGGCTGGGCAATCTGGAAAAGCATATTTCAAATCTCAAATGTTTCCTAGAAATATCAAAAATGCTTTTTATCCTATGCGTCAGGACAATGCTTCTAAGAAAAATCCATATGGTATTCCAAAACAGGATGGGGAGATAAGGGTTATCGCCGTAGATATTGCTAGTCGGGCAAACCGAGCAAACGATAATAGTATTATAGGTTGCGCCAGACTGCTTCCGACGCATCGCGGCTATAACCGAAAACTTTGCTATTTGGAAAGTTCGCATGGGAGTAATACCATATCCCAAGCGTTGAGAATAAAAGAGCTTTTTTATGATTTCGGCGCAGATTATTTGGTGCTTGATCTTCAGCAGGTTGGGATTTCCATATTTGACAGCATGTCAAGCGTAACGGTTAACTCGGAAAGAGGGGTTGAATATCCTCCATTTACCGTATTGGAATCTCCGCACGTTGATGAAAAGGTAAAAGAAGAACTTAGAGATAGAACGCTTGGAGTAAACGCTCTTCCTGTTGTATTTCCTATTTCAGCGACTCAAAAATTAAATAGTGAAATAGCGGTTGCTTTCAGGGGAGTGTTGCAGAAGAAACTCTGGGATTTTCTTTGTAGCGACTTGGACGCGGAAGACCATTTAATTAAAACAAACGCCAAAGAGTTTTTGGAAACAAAAGATGATTTATCTATGAGGACGTGGTTTTTGCATCCATTTATCCAATCAAATCTCCTCGTTGGGGAATGTCTCAATTTGGAGATGAGTATAGTTAATGGAACAATTAAACTCGATGAGGGTAATGGACTAAAAGACCGTTATACCGCCATATCATATCTTAACTATTTTGTTTCAACGGTTCTTGATAGAGATTTGCTGAGACAAGAAGATGGGATGAGTGATGAAGAAGCAATTTTGGCGGTTACGATGGTAATGTAGGATTGACAAGATTAGAAGTTTGTGGTATAATAATCGATGGGTGCTAGGCGACGGCTGAAAAGAGTACATTCCGAGTATTCCGCACCCAATTTTATTCTTCGGACTATTTACGGAAAATAGGAGAAAAGATGGAAAAAATAGATTATTCAAATAGATTTGTGGAGGAATTTTTTAATAATACAAACTTGAAATTACTAGATAACGAAGGATTTTCTTCCCCAAAGCAAATTTATTTTTCCGATTCTGATGGGTATAAATATGCATTAAGATTCAGAATCATCATTAAATCTATAAGAATGGGATTTTCTTTTGACAAGTTCCATATGTCAAATCCTTTTAGAATAGAAAATATACATTTGTGGTTTAGTTATAGAGATATTGATTTGATTCTTTGTGAAAAACAATATGCCATTACAGCAAAAACAAAAATGAAATTTAAAGATTCCAATGGGTATTTTTATAGCCTCTCATTTGAACACATACGAACAAATTATGAATCCGGGATTGGATTTTCCATAGTTAACAAGGGAAATGATTATTCAATAGAAAACATAAGATTATGGTTGCACAAAAATAATTTGCATCTTTCGCTTTGCGAAAACCAGAAATATGTGGGAACATCAGACGATTTATTGTTCGATTGTTCCGTTTGTGGCGAGAAAGAATTTCCAATGTCTTGGCATCAGTTTACAAAAGGGAATGGGTGTCCATTTTGTGCCAGTCACAGAATAGGAAAATATAATAATTTAGAATATTTATATCCAGAGATAGCAAAAGAATGGGACTATTCTAAAAATAAAACTATTCCGTCTCGTGTTGCATCCCAGGGGAGTGGCGGTTATTATTGGATTTGCCCAAAGTGCGGTCATGGTTATCCTTCCGATTGCGCCAATAGAGTTGGCGGAAAGGGTTGTCCGAAGTGTTGTGAATCCAAAGGGGAAAAGAAGATAGATTCTTTCTTAAGAAAAAATGGTATTTTTTACAATCAACATAGATCAATACCGGGTTGCAAATATATAAAACATTTAATCTTTGATTTTATAATATATGAAAATTGTGAAAAAACAAAAATTTCTTTTGTTTTAGAATATGATGGTGAATTGCATTACAGACCCTACAGAAAAAAGGATGTCGAGCAGAAACACTTTGACGCTGGCAAAAAAAGAGACGCTATAAAAAATGAGTTTTGTAAACACAATAGAATAAATATTTTAAGAATTCCATATTGGGAATTTAATAACATTGAGAAAATTCTTACAAAAGAATTAGGATTATGAAAAATGAAAATTAAAATAAGTCTCGCGAAAGCGGGATTTTTATTTTGTGAGAGGAGGAAACTTTGGCTAAAAAGAAAAGATATGTATCAAAACCAAAAGAGGAAGAAGTCCTCCTGAGCGAAGAAGAAATTAACCAAGTTTTTGATTTTGCTACTTTCGCTAAAAATCAATTCGGGTACTCGAATGTTCTAACTCCAGACCTGCTTTCAGCGAGAATGAAAGACGTTTCGCTTAACCCAATGGTGGCAACAGAAACAACGCTTAATAACGCGATGCTTGCGCCCAAGGAATCGGAAATCGCGCTTCTAGGATTCTCCGAAAACTTCGAGTTGCAGTCAATGCCATATAAACGACTGATAGATTATCTTTCGGGAATGCTTTCTTGGGATATGACTTATACTTCGGACGTTGAGGAAAAAGATTACGATTCTGGGGCATACAAAAAGGATTTGAAGACAGTCCAAGAATTCTTTGATAAGTTTGATTACAAGAAATCGTTTTCAGAGGTGATTCGTCAACTTCTAAGAAATGAAGCGTATTTTTGTGCCTTAAGATTTAGTGATAGGCTTGTTTTGCAAGAGTTACCGTCAAGTCCCGCATATACAAAAATTACAGGAAGATGGGATTATGGACTTTTGGGGTCATTCAATATGATGTGGTTCCTTTTGCCAGGAGTCGATATCAATTTATACCCACCATTTTTTGCTAGAAAGTATAATGAAATTTGGGGAGGTCAAAATGGGAAACATCCGCAATATGTCCCGTCTTTGCCCCCAGAAATAAGAGGGGATTCTTCTTGGGTCTATTGGCAAGATTTAGAGCCGCAAGATTTTTGGGTATTTAAGGGAACGGAAGAAATTGCGTCGAGAATTCCCTATTTTAGCCCCTTGTTTTTGGATTTGTTGAATCAACCACTTATGAGAAATCTTCAAAAGAATATCAACATGTCTGCGGCAAGCAGGCTTCTTGTGGGCCAAGTACCCTTTTTGAAGGATAGCAACGCAAAGGTAAAGGATGCTATCAGCATGACAAGTGAAACTTTGGGAAAGTTCCTACAATTGGTCAGGTCTGCTTTAAGCCAAAGCATCTCGATGACGGCTGCCCCGCTTGAACAAATGCAAGGAGTTACATTTCCGGCAGAGAACGAAATGTACGACTCATATATGCGTACTGCACTTGCATCTAGTGGTGTGAACTCAAATCTCATATTTAGTTCAAACATCAAGCCAAACGCAATTGAGACTCAATTATCACTTAACGTGGATGAGCAAATTGCTACAAAATTATATCCTCAATTTGAATCATTTTTGAACTACCATGTAAACAGGTTTACCAAAAAATATAAATTTCATTTCAAATTTGAAGGTACAAACTTCTATACCAATCGTCAAAATCGCCTCGATGCACAAATGGGACTACTTCCCCTTGGCATTGTTCTTCCCCAAAAAATCTCGGCGGCGCTGGGCATGTCTCCCTTCGAGTTTGAACGTCAACTTGCAGAAGGAAGAGCAAATAAGTGGGTTGATAAACTCACACCTATAATCTCAGGGGCACAGATGCCCGCAGACGGTGCTGGTAGACCATCAAAATCCGATACGGCGATAAGCGATGAAGGCGCAAATACTCGTGGAACCGGGGGAAATATTGCAAGGGGTGGCAAAAAGTAAATAAAATTGTTCTTTTATTCAGTCGTTGATTTGGCTGCAAGCATTGCCTGCCTTGCGGCATTTCTTTATCTGGTTGCACCGCAACCAAAAAATACATGGGCATAAAAGGAGAACTAAAAATGACTAGACTTACTACGGCTTATAAAAATGGATTGACAAATAGTTGTGTGGCAAATCAAAGAGCATCTCTTGGTGCTCGTATTGATGCCCTGGAATACGGAACGGTTGCAACACCTTCCGCCGGTTCTATTGCTCCTATGGCCGCCATTAAATATAGCGTTACACCAGCCATTGGAACAGCAACCTATGTTCATGCGGCCTATACTTTGGGAGCAATAGCAGTAGACATAGCCACAGGTATTACCAATCCTGATTTTCCTCGTATTGCTACAGTAAAGGGCAACGCCGGTGGTATTGCTGGAAATGTGGTTATTACTGGAACTGACATAAATGACGCTGCGGCTACTGATACGATTGCTCTAAGCGCCGCGTCTGAAATTGCTGGCGACGTTGCGTTTAAAACAATTACAAACATTAATTTCCCGGCTAAAACAAATGGTTCTGGAGATACTGTGTCTATCGGTGTTGGCAATCTAATTGGTTTACCAATTGCCGTACCGAATGCAAGTGTTGTGCTTGTAAAGAGTTTCGATGGGGCGGCTGATGCAGGCAGTGTAACAACTGGGGCTACCGCAAAAGCGTCTTTCTTTACTCCTGCCGGAACAATGAATGGCGTAAAAATTTTAGCCATTACTCTCTTGGTGTAATTTAATTCGTGTGTTTTCAAATTAATCCCCCATCGAAAATGGTGGGGGATTATATATTATGTTTGGAGGTGAATGACGTGAACTTATCAAATTCACTTAATGACGCTTTATGCCAAGAGGTTGTAAAAGAGTTTTCGAATCAATTGGCATACAGTCAAATCGAATCTTATTTTGAAGATTTACAACTCAAGAAATTATCCGCTTATTTTAGAAAACAATCCGAAGAAGAAAAAGTTCATGCCAATCGATTTATTCAATATATAAACGATAGAACTGGAGGAAGTGTTTCTATCGGAGACGTTCCCGCTCCTGAGATAAAAACAGGAAACTTTGAAATCGCAGATTTGTATATTCAGATTGAGGAATCTACAACAGAATCAATTGAAAGTTTATACGAGTTGGCGCAGGAATTGAAATCATATGTTGATTTACCCTTTATTTTAGAAATGCTTTCTGAGCAGGTGAAAGAGGAAGATGAAGCCCAAGAATTTGCTCTAAAAATAAGGAATGTGAAGGACTTGGTTTTATTTGACGCGAGTTTTTCTTAGGAGATTGAGATGTATATCTTAAATCCAGAAGTTTTATCAGAAGATAAAATTTATTATTGCAATGGTTTAGTGAGCGCTTGGCTCATAGAGCAAAAGCGTCTTCCTTTGTTTTGTAAAAAGGGTAGGATGTTTGGGTTTGCTAGAACCGAGTTGCTGAAAAAAGCAATTAAAGAAATTCCGTTTTGGTTGAAATTATCGAAGTGTTTATAAAAATTAGAGAGCGAGTACCTCCTCTCTGAAAGGAGGTAAAAATATTTGTGAATAAAACATTAAGTTTTGATGTTTCTAATGCCGAAATTGTGGAAGACTTAGATACAAGTCAATTCGCAACCGCTCGCATAGACGCTTTTAGCACAGGAAAAACCCGCCACGATACAACTTGCGATTTAGTAGCATTGCAAAGAACCGCTCCAACCATATATGAAAAACCACTAATATTTGAATATAATTCTAACTTTGGAGATTTTGGTAGTCACAATGCCAAAACAACCGTTCCGGCTGGATTTGTTGTTCCTAACAGTGCCGAATTTGTAGAAATGCGGGATGGTTCGGGAAGGATTTCGCTTCGAGTTTTTGCAAAAATTTGGAAGAAATATTCGGGAAAATTTCTAAGGGTTTTTTCCGATACTAATACAAAAAACAAATCTGTTTCAGTTGAAATGGAAGTATTGGATGCCGAAGAAACGACGGATGGATTATTGAATTTGCTCGACTGGAGGTATGCGGCCATTTGCGCGCTAGGAGATTTTGTGACGGAGGCTTCGCCCGGAGCAGAAATGGAATTGCTATCTTTTGCGAAAGAAGAGACCGAAGAATATCAAAATGCATATCTCGCGGAGTTTGCTTCGCGCTATGACGAACTGGATTTTAAAATCCCAGATGGTGTAAAAAACGCTGCTTTGGAAGGATTATCTCTATACGTAAAACACAAAAAGGGTGGAACAAGCGTTGCGCTAAGTATTGGGCGATTTCTCTCAAAGAATGAGACTATAATTCCAGAGAAAGTCAAATCTTTGGCAACTTATTTTATGCGTCATTCGGGGGATAATTTTGATGACAAAGAGGGGAAAGATTGGATTGGTTGGCAACTTCGAGGCGGGAAAGACGCCTTGAATTGGTCGAAAAAATTGGTTGAATCTATGGATAAAATAGACCAACGTAAAATTGCTTATTTTCAAGTTGAAGGGCTGGTTACGTTTCCTTACAAGAATATCGAGGATGCTAATCCGTCTCTAAAAAATTGGAAACCCCCGCTCAGCTTGTCTCAGATTAATTCGATAGCGAAACAAGCGGATGCAATTAGCGGAGAATATGGATGGCCGACAGCCATCAAACACTTTAAAGAAACTCACGAACCCAATAAAGATGGTACTGCGTGGGTCGAAAAATCAAAGGAGGAAAAGATGGCTGACGAAAAAGAAGAAAAAAAGCCAGAAGTAGAAATGGCGGAAAAACCCGCAGACTCTCCCGTTGAGGAAAAAAAGGAAGAAGAAAAAGAACCTGTAGCGGAAGAGAAGAAAGAAGAAATGGCAGCGGAAGTTCCAGCAGAGAAAAAAGAGGAAGAAAAGAAATCTGTATTTGCCGAATTTGCCAATTTGATTGCATACATGGAAGAAGAAGTTGGCGAGGACGAACCCGCTAAAATGTGCAAGATGGCCGCCGAAGAATTGAAGAAATCCGAAGGGGCTGATTTTGCTGTTGTTGCAGGTGGAATGTATGCCAAAATGTGCAAGATGGCCACTAAATCGGCAGAAATGAGTGTCGAAATGTCTGCCCTAAAGGAGTTTAAGGCTGGTATCGAAGCACAACAGAAACAGTTTGCTGTTGACCAAACCTTTCGCGAACTTGACGAAAAGGTTGTGATTCCAGACGATTCTCGTAAGGCAATGGTTGAAGATGCTGAAAAATATTCTTTTGCTGAAATCAACATTTGGCAGAATAATTGTAAAGCAACGGCGTTTAATTTCGCGTTGAAAATCAAGGAGTCGGATGAAGGCAAGATTAAACGCTATGCTATGCCGTTCGCCAACCTCCCAAAACCAGCAAACAACGGGTCTGTCTGGCCCGCTAAAAATCAATAATTATAATTTAGGAGGAAAATAAATGACGACTCATGCTGTTGCAGTTCTAAATAAAGTTCAGGCTACCGATGTAGATTCCTATAATCGTGTAGCTCGTTCTGCTACCGCTTTGGATAACGGTTGGGTGATGCAGTTGGCTACCCGTTCCGCTACCAGCGGCGAATCGGAAGTTTGGGTGGGAACCGCTCCAAGTGCTGTTGCTGGACTTACTCATCTTTGGATGGCTTACTCCCCAGAAGTTGTTTCGGTTGTATCTGGAAGCAATACATTCAAGGGTATTGATAGTGACCCACAGAATTTTTATAACGCCGTTGGGGACATGATTGATGTGTTCAAGCCTCAGGTTGGCGATATTATTACCCTTACGGGTGAAGCTTTTACAACTGGTACTGGCGCGGCTTCTGCTTATGCTGTTGCTACAAGCGCCGATTTCAAGTTGAATTGGGCTGCTGGCGCAGTTAGTGGACTTAGTTTGAAATATTTGGCTACAACCTATATTTCCAAACCCACCGGTGCTATTGGGGAAACCCAAAGAGTGACGGCCTACATTTTTGAAGTTTCGGCTATTGCGTAAGAGTAAACAAAAATAAAATAGGAGGTTGAATTAAATGACACATGGTATTATAGTTGCCAATAAAATCGCCGCGTCAGACATTGATGCCTTAAACCGCGTTGCTGTTTCCGCAAGCGATATTGATAACGGCTGGGTCTTTGAACTTTTAACTCGTTCTGCCACGTCTGGGGAATCGGAAGTTTGGGTTGCTACGGCTTCTGCCGGAACGCTTACCAATATCTGGATGGCTTATTCGCCAGAAATTGTAACAACTGTTTCTGGAAGCAATAAGTTTAAAGGATTAGATTCTGACCCGTTGAATTTCTACAACATTGCCGGGGATATGATTGACGTATTCCGTCCGCAAGTTGGAGATATTATTACCTTGACCGCAGATTCGCTCAGTACAGCAAGTGCCGTTGTAGAATCCGCATATGCCGTTGTAACATCGGGGCAATTCAAGTTGTACTGGTCTGCGGCTGCCGCAAGCGGTTTGACGCTCAAGTATTTGGAAACCACATACGTTTCTAAGCCTACTGGTGCAATCGGTGAGACTCAGCGCGTGGCGGCATACAAATTTGCTGTTTCGGCTGTTGCTTAATTTTATTAAATAATAGGAGGAAAAGAAAGATGGTTAAAATTCCGTTGAATGTTTTACAGTTTGCTACCGATACGTCCCCTTACGAAATGTTTGTGGATTATTGGAGACACTATTCCAGTTTCAACTCCAAGAAAACTTTAGAGTTTTCTCAGATTAGAAAAGATGGTACTCCCCTTTCCTTTGCTGAAAAAGAATTGGAAATGAATGCGGCTCTCAAGCGCGAAATCGCTCGTGTGTCACAGGTTAATATTGACCCAAGCATCCCATTGGAACAATGGGCTTCTCATCCTAGTGTGAGATGGGCCAGTTTCGCGGTGGTTTCGGCTCTCATCGATACAATTTTGCCAGAGGTTCTAGTGGATTCCATTGGTTTATACTCTGATACAAAGTTTGCCGGTTTTGGGGACAGTTTCAGTTTCGATATAAAAAGTCGTGACCTGTTTGTTATTTCAAAGTCTGGACACGGACAAAAAGCCAGCGAAGTTCACAAACAATTTGATACAACTGTGACAGTTGTTCCAGTTCCTCATCAAATTACCGTTCAAGTTGCTCTTTATAAAGTTCTGGCTGGCAAAGAATCTTTGGCCGAGTTTGTTGCTAAAGCAATCAGGTCGATTGAATCTCAGATGACCGTCGATACCTACAATGTATTTGCTACCGCAATGGGTGCTTTGACTACTACCACTGATGCCTACATGAAGGTTGTTGGATATAGTCAAGATGCCCTTATCGCTCTTGGGCAACGTGTTTCTGCATGGAACGGTGGAGCAAAAGTTATTCTTGCTGGTACGCAACGCGCATTGCAATATGTTTTACCCGCAGATTAATTTAAGTCTGCTATTGCGGTAACGCAATAAAAAATAACATGGTGAACCTGAAAATTCAGGGTGTGGGAAATTATTTTTCCTGCTAACAGAGAAAGTCTAAATCTTATAAGACACGATAACTCTGTGCCTAGTTCTCTTTGAGAAAAGGTGAAACGAGCATTCCGAAAGGAAGTATGTCTGCGGTGAAATCCCGTAGTCAGAAGCGCCATGCTCCTTCTTTTGAAGGATGAAGATGTGCTCTAAACCCTAATAAATATCGGGAAACCGAGGGTATGAATTGGGAAATTACAGATATGATATTGAAAGTGACCTAGTGAAAGTCGGTTATGTCCGTACCGCTTTCGGATTTGATACAATGGTTCTTCCTCAAATCGCTGCTTGGAATACTCCGTTTACTCTGGCTTTGAGTGACGCCAATGTTTATGTTCTTGCTGTTGGCGTTAACAAGCCGGTTAAACTCTGTATTGAAGGCTCTACTCTGAGCAACGTTACTGCTCCGTTCGATAATTCAAATTTGAGCCAAAATGCTACATTTATTAAAAATTGGCAAGCTGCTGTAGCGACCAATGCCGTAGCTGGACTTATGACGGTGGCATAACCGGTTCTTGACGAAATTTGGGTTTTGTGGTATAATGAATTAAACGGATTACAACAGCCCGTACAACTGTTGGACAGGGCGTGAACTCTCAAACGTCTTTCCGTTTAATCAATAATTGTTGAGGGAATCATTTTTAGAGAGAGATGATGTTTTTTATGAGCAAAGACATAAAACAAAGCTATATTCAAAGAGGGAAAAAGATTAGTTTAACAAAAAGAAATCCTATGCAGAAAGTCATAGAAGGTATCATTGGTTTTGACTGTAAGTATATAAGCGGAGAATATGTAAATAATAAAAGTAAATTGCTTATATTGTTTCCGTGCGGACATTCCAACCAAATATCTTATGCTAGTCTCCAAAATGGAACTAGATGTAAAGTCTGTTCGAGAATAAAACAAGACTTAGATTCTAGGGTTCCTATTGAGAAAATTATGGATATGTTAAAAAGAAACAGCCTTTCGTTTGTTTCTTTTCCAGATGGATATAAAAATCAAAAATCTAGAATAATTTATACTTGCCAATTTGGTCATAAAACAGATTGTTCGTTGGCTGTTTTTTATAGAAAAAATAATTGCCAAACATGTACTAAGATAAAACAATATTTGAATCGGCGGGGCAGTAAACACCCGAACTGGAAAGGCGGATTAGAGGATATTTTTAATTCAGTAAAAAAGAATATTACCGAATGGAAAAAAGAAAGCGCAAAAGCTTGTGATTACAGGTGTGTTGTTTCTGGGAATAGGTTTGATGTAATTCACCATTTATATGGATTTAACATGATATTGAGAGAAAGTATTTCTAATTTAGGATTATTAGAAAAAGAAAGCATTGGAAAATATTCCGATAAAGAAATAATAGAAATAACCAATGAAACCATTCGTTTACATAATAAATATCCGCTAGGAGTTTGTTTGACAAAAGAAATACATTCGCTTTTCCATAAAATGTGTGGTTCTGGCAATAACACTCCCGAACAATTTTACGAGTTCCAAAGAAAAATCAAATCTGGCGAAATCATAATCCCAGAATCGTAATCAAAATTTTTATTCAAAAAGATGGCTCTCGACAAGAGCCGTTTTTAATTTAATCTATCTGAAAGGAAAATAATGTCTACAAAAGTTGTAAAATCCATTGCTGGTTCAAAAGAAAACGTTGATGAAAATCAATTAGCAAAGGACATTAAATTGAAGAAAGAACAAGCAAAGGTTCTTGAACAGGCGGCACTGGAAGAAGAAGAGCAAGAAATTGATATTCGGCCAGATAAATATATCCCCGTAATCAACCTTTGCGCCGGTGAACTGAACCTTTCTACTTTGCCGGGAGGCAAGGGAAAAATATTTAGTTTCCGTTCTTTCGGTGAAAAAAAGAGAATTCTATATTCAAATTTAGTAGACGTAATGGAGGCTAGTCCGAGATTTTTAGACGAAGGATGCTATTATATTGCCGATAAGAAAGTTACCATGAAACACGGATTAGAAGATATTTACGCCACTCTTTTGACCAAGGAATCCATTGAGAAAATGTTTAGTGGCGACATCACAGAAAGTGATGCTGTGGAACTCTACAAGAGCGCAAACAAAACTCAGCAAGAAGCAATTGTTGATTTGTTTCTTAGGAAAATGGCCGGAGGGGTTAAGCCCGATTTGAATGTGGTTAATGCAATTTCTCGTCTTTCAAAAACAGACATTCTAGCGAAAGTGGAGGAATCTAAGTTTTATTCTAACCTTCAAACTCAACCTGAAGCATAGATTAAATAAGCAACAAACAATATTTTAGAGACCTTTGAAAGAGGGTCTCTATATTTAAGTAGAAAGGAGGTTCAATGACAGGAACGCTTTTTAGTAGCGTATATGATTTATTCATGACCCTCCAAGAAGATTATCGACTTACAAATCTCTATAACACAAGCTTGACAGACTTCGAATCTTACCTTGAAGGCTGGTTGATTCCGGCAATTGCTGAATTTGATACTTGCGATCAGGTTTTAACTTATAGTGGAACAACTTTTACGGAAACCTTAACGCAGGTAAACATGAACATGCTTGCTGATTTAATGAAAAAAAGATGGCTCGAACACGAAATCGATGACATCTTGCAAATGAACAACTTTCTTCAGGATAAAGATTTTACAAGACATTCAAACGCTCAAGGATTAGATGCAAAAAGAAAAAGATATATTGAGCAAAAAGAAGAAATATCTCAAAAACTTGTGAACTATGGCTTGAGAACAACAGATTGGGCAACCTGGTATACGGGGGTCTATTATGTACCGTAGGAGGGTTTTATGGTTTATAAATATTTGAAAGCATCCCCATCCTTAAATCTAACAACAAAAGAAATATTTGTAAATGATTTTCAAGCCGTTTTAGATGAGCAGTTTGAGGTTGCCTCCGATATCTGGACTATTTCGGAAGAATCAATTTTCGCATCCGAAGAATATGAAGATGTAGAAGTCAGAATTGTGACTCATGTAATCAACTCCGCTACCGGTAAATACATGCCTGACGACTATAAACAGATTTTATTCAAAGACTTAGACCACGCCACAGGACTCGGTTATCTTTATCAATTTGATTCCAGCGTTTGGTTGGTTACGAATTCAGAAAAAACGAAAAATCTTGCGGCATCCTGTATCGTCAAACGCTGTAACAACACTCTCCGATGGATAGACCTAAATGGCGCAGTTCACAGCGAGCCTTGTGCCATTGGTTACGACATTCTTCAAAATCGAGATTATACTGGAGTGGCCGCAAGCGCAGTTGTTCCAAGCGGCAATCTGGAAGTCATTTGTCAATATAATGATAGAACTAATCTTATTCGTCCTAATCAACGTTTTCTTTTTGGAAATGCCAATAACTGGACTTGCTACCGTGTCGCTGGTGGTGGCGTAAACAACTTTCAGAATACTCAAACGAGTGGAAACACGACTGTTGGATTTATTAAACTATCTCTGGCTGTTGATTATGTTAGCGACAATGATGATACCACAAACGGTATTTGCTACGAAGATAAAAACGTTTATACATTGACCATTAGTGAATCAACTCTTGCCGGTATTCCAACAGATACTCGTCAACTTTATGCGACTGTCACCTTAAACGGTACTACGGTTACACGAACAGTCGAATGGACTTCTTCCGCTACCAATAAGGCGACGGTAAGTTCAACCGGACTGGTTACTTTAGTGGCAAATGGTTCAGCAACAATTACTTGTAATCTCGAAGGAGATTCAAGTGTCAATGATACTTGTGCTGTAACTGTTTCGGCAAGTCCTAGCGATTATTATCAGGTTATATTCTCGCCCGATAAGAATTACATTTTGGAAGGAGATACGCAGGCATATGCCGTTTATCTCTATAAAAATGGAACAATACAAGCCAACGTATTCGATCTTGTGTGTAGCGCCAATGCCGTTCCAGTTGACCACTTTGCCTTTAGTTACAGTGGAACTCCAGGAAACACGTTCTCTATTGAAAATGTGGAGAAATATTTAAGTGACCATTTGACAATAACTTGTACAAGTGTGGCAATTGCTTCTATCCCTCCAACTCCGCAAGTCGGAACGTTGGAAATAAATTTGCGTGGAGTGTGGTGAGATGGAACTTACAGATACATTTAGAGAAGGATATGCTACATATGAAGGTTTCGCAGATTATTCCTACAAGTGTATTCACTACCTAATGGATAACACCGAAACCATCTGGAAACTTTTGTATTATAACGACGGCGATGCTTGGAGTAAAGGGAATTTAACTCACGCACAAAAAGCATCTCTGATATATAGTTCTCAGCCGGACTCAACCAATTTTCGTGTTTTTATGGACAGCGGCAACCCCGACGTATGGACAAAAGAAATTTGTCAATTGCGGATTTATCCTTGCAAACTGTTTGCAGAAAATAGAACACAGGGTATCGTTTTAATGCAATTTGATTTTTTCTGTCACTACAAAATAAATCAAATGACCAATTATCAAACTCGTGTTGATAGGGGAGTACAAGAACTACTGGGTACACTCAATGGCGTCAACCTTGCTGGTATTGGACGATTGCATTTCAACGGGGTCGAATCGGCAGAGGATAAAGTTCTTTCGGTTGGGCAATTGCCGTTTAAGGGCAAGAGTATTTATATGAGCAATAAGGAGATTTAAAATGTCTCCTTCTTGGCTTAATTTGCAGGCTTACGCTTTTGATAAGCCCATAGCATATAAAAATCTTTTGATTTATCCGGCTTTGATGGAGCATTACTTTGAATTTTATGCTCTTGTGCAATGTTTTCTTTTAGAGAAAAACTTAACGATTGAAGGCATCTCGAAAACATATTTAGAGTATCTCTATATTCTAAAAAAGAACGGGGATGAAGAATTCAATCTGGAAAAGTTTGATGCTCTTTTGAAAATGTGCTTGAGACTGGAAAACATTGTAATTATTTACGCCTATGAAGAAAATCGCCCCGTTTTTATAATTTACAAAAACGATTCAGACGCTAACGCGGGCAAAAATGGGGACAAATATACATCTGATGATTTCAATGAGCTTCGGCTGTTGATATGCGAACAAAACGGGGTGGAACTTCCCGACGAAACAATGTCTCCTGAAGTTAGAAAATCGATGGAAGAAGCCCGACAATTTATCGCAAAACGGAGTGGAACAATCCCTCCTACATTAGAGGATATGGTTACATGTATCATGGCGTCTACCGCATTAAAACCAGACGATATTGCCAAACTTTCGATTCGGAAATTCGGTCAACTTCTGTATAGAGTTGATACCAAATTACATTATCAAATTTTTGTAACCGCATCAATGTCTGGGTTCGTCGAATTCAAAGATAAAAGTATTTTGAAACATTGGATGGCTGGTGTAGAAAAAGATAGGTGGGGAGACACCATGATTGATGTTGAAAACATGAAAGGCAAACTTGCCTTTGATGATAAAAAGAAAAAATAATTTAGGAGGATAAAACTTATGACCAAGAAGTTCTTAACTAGTGTCGCGAACGCCTTCGTGTATAATGATTCAACCGGGGCGTTATTGGCATATGGTAAAACATTATTGAATTCGTCTATTGAAACAGCGTTGGCAAGTACGCCAATCCGCGGTGGATATGGGAACCAATTACAATATGTTTACTATCATACCGCCGAAATGAAGTTGAACATCGAAGATGCACAGTGGAATTTGGATTTCTTATCCCAAATTCTAGGTTCATCTATCACAACTGGCGAAAATATTTATCAAGAGGAAACAATTACGCTGGACGCTGGCAAGGGTGGCTCTGTAACAGATACTCCTTTAGCTGTGACCGGAACAACCGTGTATGGTTGGGTAACTCTTGAAGATGGTACGGTTGAAAAGGTTACATTTAGTACCAAGGCATTTACAACGTCTGGTGGAGCAGAAGGCGACGAGGTTTGCGTTCGTTATTATGTGTTGGACGCTGCTGCTCGTAGCGTTACAGTTAATGCCAATATTCTTCCGTCAATTGTTCGTATTGTGCTCGAAGCCCAATTGAATAGTTCGGATAGCACAACCAACCAAATTGGTACTGCTCAAATCATTATTCCGAGAGCACAGTTGACCGGTGATTTCACCATCAAGATGACTCCCGATGGCGTAGCTTCTACGCCTCTTGCGGCTACCGCTTTGGCAAATACCGATACAACTTCGGCTGCTTGTGATGCTGGTGCTTATTATGCCAAGATTGTCGAAATCATTACTTCCGCAAATTGGTACGATAATGTTACTGCTTTGGCTATCGAAGGTGGAGACTTCGCCCTTGTGCATCCCGCAACAGTTACATTGCATGTTTGGGCTATTCCTTCAACCGGACTTCCGTTCTTGCCTCCCGTTGCAGACCTGACATTTAGTTCTGCTTCCACCGCTATTGCTACTGTGGGAGCAAATACGGGTCTTGTGACCCCTGCGGACACTGGTGGAACAAGTCTCATCAAGGCTTTGATTACATCCAAGAACACCATTGAAGCGAATGCGGTTGCAACGGTTACAACCTAGTTCGATTATTTTTAGGGAGGGGTAAATTCCCCTCCCTTATCATTTTTCAATGGAGGCAATTATGGAAGAAGATAAGAAAAAGAAAAAAATCGAGAAAACAGAGGAATCTCATCTTTCCGAGTATAGGGTCTCTGTTTCTCAGAACAAAAAGAAAGAGTTTAGAATTGTTTTAGTAACACCAAAATGGGTTATCTTTGATGTCGGCAATGGTCTTTCACATGTCGAAAACATCTGGAAAGATAAATTTAAACCCGGAGATATGATTGCTTTATAGGGGCAGGTATTAGTATGAACATCGCAAAAACTTTTACGCTGCACAGAAAGTATCTAGAGTTTATACCGGCGCTGTTTAATTTATTGTGGGGGTTTTGGATAGGGAATACGTGGTGGGTTTCGTTTGCGTCATCAAGTGCTTTTTCGATGATGAACAAACTTGCCCCAGAATGGATATGGGGAACAGGGGTGGGAATTGTTGGATTGTTTCAATTGGCGGCGCTATTCATCGGTAAGTTAAAACTTCGAATGTGGGCCGCGCTTCTATCTGTTTTTACATTAACTTCAATGTCCATCTTATTTGGAGCAGGTAATTTCAAAAGTACCGCAGTAATAAATTATGCCGTGCTTGCCCTTTGCTCTTGGCTTGGCTACAATGAAATAGTGTCCGATATAAAAGAAGAGGGGGGAAAATAATATGGAATTAGATGCCTCTATGCTTCTTGCTATAGGCGCTATTATAACCGGCGTGCTTGCTTTTATTAGTTCTCGTTCGACAGAAAAGCGTTCGGCCAAACGAGATGAAGTGCAATTGCTTCGTGAGGAAGTTGGTCGATTACAAGAAAGAGTGGATGAACTTATGTCCGATAATGATGATTGGCGCAAAAGATATGACAAACTTTATGGATACGTTCTTGTTCTTCGTAAAGTTCTTGTTGATAACAAAATTGATGTACCGGAGATGGTGGCGGTGATTTTTGGAAAAGACGATGTTGTTCCGGTTGATGCTATTAGCCATCCCCAAAAAAATAATAAAACAAAAAACGCTAAATAAAATGGTCGTTTTATTGCGTGCATAGACTCTCCCGATAAAAAGGAGAGTCTATATTTTTAATTTGAAAACAAAGGGAAATAGCGAACAACGTTGGTTTCCTATAAAATATTAAAAGGCGATGCGCCTTCTTATAAAAACAAAGATTTTGAAAGGAGGGAGCATGACTGATTTTACGCAAATTCCCGGAAAACTAAACGTAACGGCCACACATGGCGACGACTTTTTGTTTAATTTAGATTTTGATATTTCTTTAACTGGGTATACTTTTTCGGCTCAAGTGGTATCTGTTTCTACAAATACTCTTGCTCCATTGACTGTCACAAATACGGATTTATCTGCCGGACAAATACAAATTTCTTTAGCGAAAGCAACCCTTTCTGGTCTTGCCAATGCAAAACACCATTGGTATCTTGATTGGACTGTGGGTGGAAAGACGAGGCGGGTACTGGCTGGGGTCTTTGAGATTGTTGACTATCCATAGGAATGATTTGCCCTTTTCTGGGTAAAAATGTAAAAGGAGGGCAAATGACAGCGATAAACGCAAATATCACAGAGACTCCCATTGAAGTAACGGTTACAGGAAACAATAGCGCCACTGTGAATGTTGGGGAAACCATAATAGACGTTTCAATATCTAGTGGTGGCCCTCAAGGGATACAAGGCGTTCAGGGAGACACGGGTGTAGCCGGTGCTTATGGTACTATTGGTGA